GTTTTACCTGTTCCAACATTCAGGCCGACCGAGGTTCCTGTTCCATTGGCTGTAAACAGAGCATCGAGGGTATCAAGGTCGCTGTTGAGCTTGGTCCCCCAGGTATCGCGTGACGCGCCTACCTCTGGTTTGGTCAGGTTAAGGTTGGAGGTATAGGTATCGGCCATTTCTAATTCCTCACACTGTCGTCCAGGTTTCGGACGGATCTGTTTTCACTGTCCAAATTTGCTCGGGTACACTTTGATCGGTCCACGTCTCTTCTGCAAGCGGATCAACAGCCCAGCTTGCATCTGAAATCGTTTCTGGCGACCAATCCTCTGGTATCACTACCTCTGGCTCCCACAAGTATCTTCCGTTTGCCACAAAGCCTGAAACAGCTGCCATATTAGCATCAACAGGCGATCTGCGCGTAGGCGTTGCTGTTGAGGAGCTTTCCGCCTCTATATTACATACACCAACTATGGCCATAACGGAATACGCGCTACCACCAGATATTGCCTCTATTTCGGCAATGACACCTCGGAAGCGATCTGCAGCACTCGTAGCGCCACTGCTAGCAGAGATAGAGCTATCAGCTAACCTCACGCGCACAATGTCGGCAGAAGAGCCGCTAGAAGCCGCTATAGTGGCACTCACAGGCTCAACATGCGTTATTGTTGCTGTAGAGCCGCTTGTGGCCTCCATAGCCACTGTGGCGTCGTTAATCCTGATTGCAGCGGCACTGGCACCTGACGTTGCAACGATAGTGGCTTCAGCTATCTCTGTGTCAGCTGCCGCCGCCGCAGTGGTCGAGGCAGTGATAACCTCTGCCTCTATTGCTTCAACGTGGGTCGGGGTGGCTGTGGCCCCAGAAGAGGCAGCTATTTCTGTTGATACTGCCTCAACGTGCGTGGGCGTTGCTGTAGCGCCTGACGTGGCCGCAATAGCGACAACGGCATCGATGATGAAATCCTCACCATAGACACCGTCACCATAGTCATAGACGCCATAAGCGCGACCCAGCGCCATATTAGTCGAGCGTTACAGTAAGCGCCGAGGTGTTAAACCGCAGCACGTCGCCTGTGTCGACTGCCTTGCTGGTGGTTAAGTTGGCGTAGGCCAGCAAGTTGCCAGCGCTAGAAGCATCAAAAATACCGGCAGCAACAACCGTACCCCAGGAGCCACCGGCCTCTGGAAACTCTACTGCTGCTGAGTTAGCCGCTGTAGCTGGAGAAGTGCCAGAAACCGAGAAAGTAACCGCAGTCCTGGCATAGCTGGTTCCGCTCACTTCTGTGCCGCCGCCGGTATCGGTCGGAGCAACAGTGTAAAGCGCCACATACCAAGCAGTCGGACGGGTAGCCGTGCCTGATGTCAGCAGCCAATCAAGAACAAGGTCTTCAGTGTAGTCGGTAAAGCCAGCCATTAACGCCTCCTAATAAGTCTGCCTGGTGCGAGTGATAAGGGGACCGCCGCTGTGCGCAGCTGTGTCGCTTTCAGCTTGCATTGCTGCTACTCGCGTTCCGTAAAACTGAGCAAATACTGGTATCCGCTGGTCGTCCATGAGGAACGGAGCAGCGTGTGTTAGAGCCCCATACAAATACGCATCGGGCGCTTTTTGCAGTAACCAGTTCGTCGTGACGCTATCAGAGAGAGCTGGGATCTTTTTGTAGTAGACCATCTCAATCTCTACGTCATCGCCAGGTGCAGGAACCAGCTCGATGGCGTCGTCCATGATTGAGTAATACGTCACCTGGGTATAGAGTTGCTCTTTCTTGATCAAGTTAGCCTGATCAAGCGTAACGTAACGCAATGGGCTAACACCGGAAACCATTTTAAGGCTAATAGCTTCCAGCCAATCTGATGGAAGCTGCACAAACTCCGCAGAGCTTGTTGCCTCTGCACGTACCACCTGTTCACGCACTCGCAGCTGGTTGTTCAGGTCACCCTCAACAAACTGAATGAACATCGGGATCTGAGAAGTCAGATCGGCTCTGTTCAGATAGTCTGCAATCTGTGCCTGCAGCGAAGCGTAATCAGTGATGGTGGCCATGCCCTAGCCTTTCATCCAGTGGGTGCGAAACGGCAAAGCTTCATCAGAGGCCAGCCACCGTTTCATTGCGTTCTTATCGCGTAGAATACCACGATTGGAAAGATCTAGATAGACGCTCATCGGAAGCCTTGCAACGCGCACCATGTCGTTATTACGACCAGTGCGAGAAACATCATTTCTGATCTGCTCATTTTCTTTTGCAAGCTCGGTGATGTCGGTCTTTGTCTCTAAGACAATTTTATTGTCAGTGGTAATGTGCATGCGCTGCAGCGTCTTGTCTGCTGCGTCATAATCCAGATTAAAAACCCCTGGAGCGTATTCTTCTGCCATATCTCTCTCCTAAGTAGTGAGGGCGACCGAAGTCGCCCCCACCGATAACCTAACTTATGCAACAGTCAGGTTGGCAATGACCGCATGAGCCTTTTCGGTTTTCACGCGGAGGCCATACTCAACGACCAGCTCTTTCTTCGTGCTGTCGCCAGTTTTGCCAATGTCGAGCGTCTGGAATGGACGCAGGTAAGAGACAGAGGCGTACTCTGGATCAAGTACGAAAGCAAAGTTTTCAGGCTGGAAGCGGTTTGCCACGATGGCCACTTCGCCAAAGTCGCTGAGATATACATCAGCAGCTGCGATGATTTTGAGAGGCTTAACCTGGTTGTAGGTTACGCGCTGCTCGGCGAGGCCAGCAAAGCCCGAAGCCACGGTCTTGTTGTGTGGCCCGACCATGAATACAGAAACCTCAGAACCTTCTGACCAAGCTTCCTTGATCGCGGTTTTGAGCATGGTTTCTGTGAGATCCTGCGCAGCATTTGTTGGATCAAGGTTTGTCCATGCAGCGTTAGGATAACCGTTTCCGCTAGAACCAGAAACAGTTGGTGCAGTTGCGCCGTTAGCTACGACGTTGGTGCGGAGCCATGCAGGAAGACCTGCAGTGACGCGAGCCACAGAAGTAGAACCAGCATTCGCTGCTTGGTTAGCAGTGATGGTGGCTTCCATGTCACGCTTCAGCTCTTTTGCCTTCTTGGCAGTTTCATAAGCAAGAAGCGAACGCATGCCTGCCATGTTTACTGCTTGTGAAGTGCCAGAGACGCTGACGATCTTGTTAGAGATCTGAGCGTAGTTGGCAGAGCGAACGGTTTCTACGAAGTCGGCATTGCCTGCATCAGCACCTTCGACCACTGCATTCGATGAGGAAGCAGCCGCAAGAACGTCTGTCTGCCACTCGAAGTAGGTATTGTCTGCAGTGTCACGACCAATGTTTGACATCAGAGGTGTGGTTGTTGGGGAGATGTCGTAGATGATGTTCGACAGATCCTCACGCATGCTGTTAGCAGCATCGTAAGTAGTTGCTTTAGTTACAGAGGCCATTTTGCCCTCCTATTGATCTAATAGTCCAAAGAGACGGGCGGCGTCATCCACCGACCCAGTTTGAGCGAGACGCTGTTTCGCGCGTGTTACATTCGTCTGTTGACGTGGTGAACTGGACGAAGATCCTGACCGCATTGGTTTCGGCCCTCTAGCCCTTTGAGGCTTTGGCCGGTTCGCCATTAGCTCGTCGTACTTCCGAGCCTTGTCCAGGACAAGTATTGCTCGGGGATCGTAGGCCTGTGAAAGCTCTTCCGGGCTATAGCCAACTTTCTGGCCATACTCGACTAGCTTACCTCTTGCCTCTTGCCACTTCTTTTGATCACGCCATTCAGGTACTTGGTTAGCCAGATATTCACGACCCTGGTCAACGACCCTGGCCATGTTTTGCTGTTGCTCTTGCTGTTGCAACATTGCGACACGTTCACGCTCTAGCTGCGTCGCCGCCATGCGTTCTTTGTGATCGCGCCATTGTTTCTCAACAAGAGGAAAATTGATCGGGTCTTCCTCATGCAGCCTTGCCCAATCTGGCTCTTGTGGAGCCATTGACTGCAGTTGTTCCTGCAGCGCTTGAAGCAAAACGGCATATTGAGCCCGTTCCTGGCTTACTGAACCTTGCTCCTGCTCCAACGCAACGCGCTGGTCTCGTAGCATGTTCATGTTGCGCGAATAATCCGACTGTCGCTGGTAGCCTTGTAGTGCTTCTTTAAGCGGGATCTGCTCAGTTTTGCCGTTAATCTTAACGGTTACCAGCTGATCCTCGTTTAATTCTGCCTCATCGACTTCGCCATCGTCGTCGGCCTCATACTCGACCTCTTCGTCGTTTTCGGCTGCTACCTCAAGGGCATCAGGGGCTTCCTCATCCAACTCAGTCTCATCGGTCTCGTACTCGGTTGCATCTGCCTCCTCGGCTTCAGCAGCAGCTTCAGGTTGCCTCGTCTTTGGGTTGGCTTCCGCGTCCATTAACGCTGCAAAACGGTTGGCTGCTTCTTCTACACCGATTTCGCCGCCCGGCGATTGCTCAGTGTCCATAGGATCTACTCCATAAGTTAGGCGCGTAAACGCCGGTTAAAAGCTGCGATACTGGGCTCTGCTGCTAATGCAGACAGTTCGCCCCGCAGCTCAGAAATTGCACGCATCATACGATACGCATCTTCTCGCACGTCGACTTGATCCAAGCTCGACGTTTTCCAGGCCTCTATATAGCGCTGCTCTAAACGACGAAAGACCTCGCTTGAGGCATCGTCGTTCTGGAGTGCCTTAGCGGCACGGTACAGGTTCTCTTGCTCCCAGGTCGCCATTAGAACTGACCTGGCATCTGTGGCATCTGTGGCATTGGCTGACTGAAGTCAGGCTGCATGGGTTGCATTTGCGCCTGGAGCTGGGCCTGCATCTCTGCGGCCATGCGCTCACGGTCAGCCTGCAACGTGAACATCTGCTGCATTTCTGCACGCTGCCTGTCTACCTCACCTTTGATCGCTGCTACGTCAACCTGCGCACCATACCGTGCCTGGATCTCGGCAGAGCGAAGCATAATATCAGCAAACAGCTTATCTCTATCGTAATCGGCGTCGGCTTGTGCCTTGCGTGTCTCAAGCTCCTGCTTCTGCGATGCGATAAGGATGTCAGCTTTAATCTTTTCAGCTTCAACTTGAGCCAGCATCTCAGCAGGGTCAGGCTGACGGTTAGCTTGTTGCTGTTGCACAAATGCCTGCACGCTCTCTGGTGTGACCTCTTGCACAAACTGCGAAGGATCAAGGAAGCCAGCAAGCTGGATAATTTGCGCTAATGTCGAACGATACTGCTCAACGCTCACCAGGGGATTGTAGGCACCGTATTGGTTCAGCAGCTGCTCTTGCTTCGCAGCAATCTGCTGCAAGAACGCCATACGCTGTTCATCAGATCCACGACCGAGGGCAATGTTTACCGTCATGTCCATGTTGGCATCCCAGCCACGAGGATCGACAGGCACAAACTGATTACGCAGGCGCATGATCATCGGCTTGTCCTGGTGCTGGACTACCAGCTTCAGCAATCCTGAGAAGCAGCGCTTGATGCCGTCTGCAAACAACCGTGCGATCATCTCGATGCGCTCTTGAGAGGAGGAGAGCTGCGCCTGGACCGCAGCGTTCGTTGTCGACTGCAATACGTCGGCATCAAGCCCCTGTGACGCCCTGGAAATACCTGTACGCTGCGTCTTTATCTCGTCCAGGTAGGCAAGCACCCCAAGGGCAGGCTGGCCCACAAACGGCGTCGAGAACGGCTGTACGGCACCAGGCTGGCGCATACGGATAACGGCACCTGTTTCGTTGTTCAGCACATCGTCCATGTTGACCTGGGTCTCTACCACCGCAGTGCGGGGGTGGATGGACTGCGCCAAGCTATCGAGGGTGTTACGCACGATCTGCGACTTAATGAGCTGCAGATCCATTGTCTGGTCAGCAATTGACTTACCAAAGACAGTGTGTGGCGTTGGGTCGGGACACAGGACGGCAAACGGAATATCCTGCACGATTTCATCGTGAAGGACGACCTTGCCGTTACCGACACAGCAAACCTTGTGCAATTCAGCGATACCGTCACCGTCTTTGTCGATGCGGATATACGCCTCAACGTAATACACCTTATCGGTGCTGTCGTCCGTATTGTCTGTAATGCCAAAGAAGCTCTGATCCGCTGGATTGCGGGTCAGGGTCTCCATGTTCATTTCAAAGCCATTAGATCCAGCGTTCTCTTCAATGATTTCGCGTGGATAGCCCATCGACACCAATTCGCTGACAGTGGCCAGCTTGCGGCGTCCCACAATAATTGCGTCATCGAGGTTTGTGGCCTCGTTGTCGATCAAGAATTGCTCTGGTGGAATACATTCTACGACATATTTCGGCGTTCGGATCACTCTGCGCACACGCATTGATATTTCGGGTGGCAGAACATTGATCACTGGACCTTGGCCCATCATCTCTTGCTCAACTACGCGCTCTTCCTCAACGTAGTCGATCACCTCGACATCGGGGTCGGACATAATGAGCTGCGCTTCCTCTGGCAGTAAGCCAGAGTAGGAATGCTCCTCGACGCTTTCGTCGTCTGACTTGTACCAGGTCAGCACACCGTCTTTCACAATCAGCGCATCTTTGATCGCGTCATGCAAAATACGGAAGCCGGGGTTCTTTTGCATGAAAATGTAGTCAATGAGATCGGTCATCTGTTGCGCTGCAGCAACATCCTCGGGACCTCGTGGCACAAACTCCACAATCTTTTCGCCTGACGTGAAAATACGCAGCAGGCTGGGCAACATGGCCAGTACGGTATCCCGTACTTCAGTCATCACGACCTGCGACCGGCCATCCTCTTCATTGCCAAATTTATCGCCCAAATAGTACGACATTGCACGCTCGCGTTCAGGTGCAATGTAGCTATCGATGTAGGTGGCAGTGTCCTCTATGGCGCGGAAGACGCGATAGCGGAACTCCTCCTCGTCCATCGGCTGGTCTTCAAGCGGGATTAGCTCGCCCGTCTCGTCGTTATACAGATCCTCGGTATCAGGAGGCAGGATGTCAGGAATGTACGCCCCAGGGGGTGTGCGGATCATCGCGTCAGCCATATCGTTTTCCTTTGCCACCCATTTTCTTCGCCTCGGACAAGGCAATAGCGACGGCTTGCTTGCGTGACTTTACCACTGGCCCCTTCTTGGAGCCAGAGTGCAGCTTTCCAGCGCTGTACTCACGCATAACCTTGCTAACCTTCGTCGCCTTCTTCATCTACCTCTTCCTCATAAGAGGAGCCAGGGCCATATTCACCCTCTTCGCTATCCTCTTCATCCTCGTCACTAACGATCCAAGCACTGCACGTCCTCGACGCAGCGCACTTGAAGTCGAATATTTCACAGTATCCCAGATCTGACGCATCGACCATATCCTCCATGCGATCTGCTTCGCGGTCTTCTGTCAGACCATCCTCGATGCATTGTAGCATCTCAGGGCTCTGATCAAAAGCTCCACAATTCCCGCACCGCATTTCTCGCGCTTCGTCGGGCGTTGTGTTCCAACGTGACGCCATGCGCATCCAATACTCGTCATTGGGCTGGCGGGGGTCCATAGGCCCATAGTCAGCCTTATCTATCGCCTTTCCACGGTTCTGCAGGTTCAGCGTAATGTCGCGCGTGGCGATAGGGCATTCAGCCATAGTGGGCTCCTAAATTGTGTTATCGGCCAACAAACCGCCGGTCGGTTGCTTTTTCTCTTCATCGCCCTCACGAGCTAAGAACACACCACCCGCACCAACAACGGAAAACGTCAATTCTGGGAAACGCTTAAACGCTTGTGCACGTTCCTCTGGGTTCTTATACGTCACAATATTCGTAATGCCAGCATCCTCAAGCGTTTTTGTGACCAATGGCCCAGCGTCTTCTGGGATAACAGCACCTTTGAACGCTGTATATGGCACGGCTTTTGTGAATTTCTTTTCAAGGTACTCTGTTGGCAATTCATTTGCCAACGATTTGAATTTCGCAATATCGTCAGCAAATTCGCTCAAATCATCGCCGCCAGTGCGATCAAGGACAAACTTGTCTCGTACCTTCCCATAACGGAAAAGGTCATCGGTTGCGTAACTTAACAGTTCAAAACCACCGTCAAGCTTGTCGCCAACTCTTTTAAAAATATCATCGTACAAGTCTTCTGCTTGTTTTGTAGCTTGTGCGTATTTTTCGCTATCAAGGCGCTTTATGTTTCCAGCCTGATCTCTTACTTCTTTCAGTGTTTTTAGTTGAGGGGTCACAAGAGCCAACGCTTTACCAAAAGACATAAACTGGTTTTCGGCTCCTTTTATACCTTCTCTAAACATTTCTCGCATAAGCTTAGACGTAGTAGCGTCAACATCTTTTATGTCGTACTTAGTCTCTTGTCTCATTTTGTACTTTATTGGCGCTCCTCTTTCTTCAAGATCGAGGAATAATTGTTGCCGTAAATTTTCAGCATACTTGTCGTCTACTTTAGCGGGATCTATTCCGTACAAAGCAGCAAGGCTTTCCTGTTCGCTTTTACTTGATGCTTTATTTGTAAATGCTGTAACTACATCATCAGCAAATTCTTTGTCATCCGCTAAAAGACCAGCAAATTTTGTGTCTTGTTCGCCAACAATATCGTAAATGGCTTTTTTAGCATCTCTTGAAAACGATGGCCATGTGTACGCAGCTCGGGGTGTATAGGCATCACGAGCATACACGGGGCCACTGCTCATACGTTTTGCGACTTCTGGATCAAAAATCAAAGAAACGTCGCCGTATTTGTCTAACCCTACATCTGGCGTTGTAATTGCAGCAGAAGGTGCAGGAATACCGCCTAAAGTTGCAGTGGCCGGAAAAGAAGACTGCGCCTGGTTATGGATCATCATCAGCGGGGTTTTAGCACTGCGAGACATTTTACGAACAGCACCCCCAACAAGAGGTGCAGCACCAAGCAAACCTATAACCGCATCTAAGCCACCCTCAACGTAGTTACCACGGCCAAAGTTAGACTGCGCCGAGGAAAGGTCGTTTGCGGCACCTAGTGGGCCTACAGCCATCTCACCGGCTTGCATCAACCTGTTTGCGCTACGTTGTGCGGATCTACCGCCGCCAAGCTGCGAACCAAGTAAATCAGTTAAACGCTCACGCAACCCAACATTGTAGTCAGGCGCAATCGTTCCCTCTGACGAAACAGGGATCATTGCCGCACCAGACGAATACGGGAACATCATGGCCTCGTTGAACGCCGCCATTTGCTCCTCTGTCAGGTCATACTGGTCAAGCAATCCCGCCATGTCACCAAGCCTTGCACGACCAATAGCGAGCCTTGTTCTTGGGACCAGGATCATCGCAATTGTGGCGCGCTCTGAAGTTGCTGCGTCGCGCTGGCTGGTCTTTCTTGATCGTCATATTGGGATCGCCAAACATGACCTTCGTCACCTTCGAGCCATCCTGCACATACACCACGGACTTCTTACGCCCATATCCAGGCTCGCCCTGCCGTATGCGTCGAGGCTTGTTCAGCGTCACTGTCTCACCACGCCACTTAGCCATCAAGCACCTCCTGCCAACTAAACCCCTATACCACAGCTAAATTCCGCTTTAAAGGCTTACCCTTCACCCAAGCCGAGGCCCGTCCACCGACCAGCGCTGCATTGCTCGCAAACGTCAAACACAAACTATCAGCCAAGTCAGGGGACCGCATCCCACGCTTCCGCAAGCTGTCCTTGCTTTCCACCTGGATCTTGCCGCTGCTCGTGAACGTGTACCGGGGGGCCACAAGCTCCATCCGCAATCCACTATCATCAGGCAGCTTCACTGCCCGCGTCGTCAGCCAATCCTTAACCGATAACCACAATTCATCACGCAGCCTGTTGGCATTCGGGTTCATGGCACTGCTTTCCGCCACATTCACATCGCGCACATTGAACCCCAATTCCCGCAACCTGTCAGCACACCCACTGCCCAGGCCAATCGTGTCCACGCAAATCTCCTCAGGGTTATCGATTTTCGCCTCATGGGCAACGGCACCCACAATCTGCATCGTGTCCAAGCCACCCCAGGACTTCACGTCCAGCACTACATTGCCCTTCCTCTTGCACAATGCCGTCCTGTCAGTGCCAAACCGCGCTACGTCCAACCCGTACACCAGGGGGTCCATAGGCGCTGGCTGCACGTCCCGCACTAACGCCGCATCCACCAGCTCAGCAGCAATCAGCGTATCGTCATCGGCAATCGCAAACTCACCCAGAACACGAATACGCCACGCATTGCTGCCATCGCCATACGTTGCCCGGATCTGATTAACGAAATCCTGGCTCACCAGCGGGTTCTGCAGGCAGCTAACATGCAGCGTATACCAGTCATTCGCCAGCTCATGGTGGGTCTTGTAAAACAGGCCGCTGTTCCGCGTCGGGTTCCCAATCAGGATCGTGCAGGCGCTGTGGCCAGACATGCTGCCCGCAGCCGCCTCATACACGCTCTCAGGAATAGCCGACGCCTCATCGCAAATCAGCAGCACGTTCTCGCTATGGATACCCGCCAACGCCTCCGGGCGCTCGCTGCTGCTGGTCCTCGCACTGCAGAAGCTGCTTTCCGGTGCCGCCTTAAACACCACGCGGTCAGCAAACACGTCAAAGCTGTCGCGCAGCACCGGCGGCAAACGGTTAATCTGCGCCTTCAATTCGCTATACAGCGCATCAAATAGCTGACCCGCCGTGGGGGCCGTCATCACGGTCTTCTGGGGAAAGCGCGTCGTTAAAAACCACACGGTAGCCCAGGCGCAGGCCGTTGACTTGCCGACACCATGCCCGGCTCGCACGCTAATGCGACGCTTTCCCGAGGCCACCGCCTTCAGGAAATCCTGCTGCCACCCCAGGGGCTCCTGGCCTAGAACCTCGCGCACAAACTCCACCGGCTTCCCACGATACGCAGCCAGGAACTCGTCAAAGGTACGCGCTAACTCTTCCGCTGCTTTGCTCATTTCGTGGACGCCTTACGCCGTTTCGCCGTGCGGGGGGTGGGGGGCTTGGGCTCGGGGGGCTGTGTA